AACGGACATGGCTTCATGGTGAAGATTGACCAAAAGGTAAGGATTGCTGCCTCACCATTCGGATTCGGCATCGCGGGAAACTCGCTTCAAGCGGGACAACTCGCAATCCTGACCGCGCTCGGGCTCGCCCGAGCAAGGTGACACAACTCAACAACAACCGAATAGGAGAACTGTGGCTTTCGCAGACCCTCAGTCCGTCACCATTGGCACCACCCCCGGCGCCGTCTCGCTTCCGCGAGTCAACGCTGGGTCCGACATTGGCCAGTTCCGGAATTACGATTCCAAGACTGTGCTGACTGTCGGCTCTACCTACAACCGTCGTACGCGCCACACGGCTCGTCTTCAGTTCGGTAAGGTGGTGACCGACCCCCTTGTCGCGACGACTAACGTCCTCGCGGAAGGTTCGGTCACGGTGACCGTGGATGTGCCCCCGTCGGGTTTCTCTGCCACTGAGCAGAAGGAACTCGCAAAGGCACTCCTCACGTTCCTGACGGCGTCTTCCGACGCAGCTCTCATCAAGCTCATTGCTGGTGAGAACTAAGTGAACGAGACTGTCCTCATTATGACGCTGATGACTATCAGCGGCGTTTTGGGTACCGTCTTCGGTTCCTTCGTCACACTGGCTTTCGCTCGAAAGAGCAACTAGCCAGTCGGAGCGGACTCTGAGTCCTCGAGATCACGACTGTATACCCCGACCCTGAAAGGATCGAAGTTGAAAAGACAGGTTGATCTCCACATTGGAGTTCTAGTTGATCAACTAGAACTCCTCGGCCTCGACACCCTTCGGGATGTTGCTACAATGACATCCCGAGTCGAACATGATGGTGAGAGGTTTCTCACCATCGACCTACCTACCTTCGGCGAATTCCTGGAAACAGGACTTCGTGAAGGAGGCCTCCCTTCCGCCGGCTGTTTCGGTTTTGGCCGAACCAGCAACAAGGACGTAAGACCACGCTTCTTGCATGGTCTGTGGAGTATGGTGTTCGACTCCAAAGGTGTGCTTCTCGAGAACTCGTCTCCGCACGCTGTTCGAGCCTTGCGTCAGATTTGCTATCTGCACAAGAAACTCGAAGAGCTGCCTTCACCTGAGAAGGTGGAGGCAGCTCTCCAGCAGTACGTGGAGACGGATCAAGCGCTTTCGCTGACTGAATGGCCGGCTGAACTCGATGAGTTCTTCGACCGTGTGGTCATGCAGAAGTGGGGAAGGTTCTTCGACTCTATGGAGACTGTTGTGTTTCATACACAAAAGCTCACTGGATCGAAGCACGGACCCGGAGTAGTGGCGGAAAGACTTTCCAGCAATGGAAAGTGGTCGTCCAAGGTGTGGACAGAGCGGTTGGAACTTTGGTTCCCTGCTATGTACCACCTCTCCACCTCCTATCGAGAGATAGAAGATTTGGAGCTACTCCCGCCTGGGCGCGAATACCCTGCGCGGGTATGCGTCGTCCCTAAGACGGCAAAGAGTCCTCGCGTCATCTGCGCTGAACCGGCTTATAACCAGTTCATCCAACAAGGTCTGGCAGACCTTTTTGGAACGTGGATGGATAGACACCGACAGGTGTCGAACAAGGATCAAGTTCCGAACCAGGAGATGGCGAAAGCCGGTTCCCTGGATCAGAGCTACTCTACCATTGACCTTTCTGAGGCCAGTGACAGGGTTTCTTTGACGATGGTCAAGAAGATCTTCAGGCGATGGCCGAACCTTTTGGGTGCGATCCTCGCTTGTCGCTCGATGACCTCCGAACTCCCGAATGGACAACTCGTCCAACTCCGGAAGTTCGCGTCTATGGGCTCTGCTCTCACATTTCCCATCGAGACTATCGTCTTCGCGACGATTGCCGAGATGGCCGTGAGGCGTTCCGAGAAGCCTGAACGAAAGCCTGAAGGGCTTCCGTTCCGGGTGTACGGTGATGACATTGTCATTCACCAGTACGCAGCCAACGAGTTGATTTCACTCTTGTCCAGGTATGGACTTGTTGTGAATCGCGCAAAGACTTTCTGTGATGGATTTTTCAGAGAGTCCTGCGGAGGAGACTTCTTCCACGGATTTAGCGTGAAGCCAATCCGTGTTAAGAAGAGGGTTCCCCTCACTCGCAGCGATGTGCCAGAAGTTGTGGCGATTGTAGCATTCCGCAATCTGTACTGGAAACAGTACGGCCATACGGAATTCGTCACAAGACTCGATGATTTTATCACCGAGATCATTCCTTTCCCCGAAGGGAATGAAACCACGTCTGGACTGGTGCGTTGGGCAATTCACCCTATCCCTCACGGGATGGATGACGCGCTCCAGCGCCCCTACGTCAAAGCGATGGTTCCCCGGTATCAGTACCGGGAGGACCCGCTTGACGGCGAAGGCGCGCTTCTGAAGTTCTTTTGGACTCCCTTCCAGGAGGACAAGAGACACCTGCAGATCGCTGGGCGTCCGATATCCGCCAAACTAAAATATCGGAATGTGCTCCTCTAAGGAGGAGTAGGGTCTTTTGACCCGTGCGGGTAGAGGTTCCCCTCTGCTAGGGGGGGCCTCACTTTCACGCGTCCATCACGCGTGCAAAGCTGGGCACCCCCCCG